AAAGAAAACACTTTTTTCTGGAAAGAAAGGTTAATGATTAAATTACCTTTCGCAGGAATCAAAGGTGAAACTGATTCAAGACCAGTTCAAGTACAAGTTCCATGTATGGAAATGTACGGCGAGTCTTGTAATATCTTATCCGAAGTAAGAGGATGGTTCAAAGATCCTAAATTAGAAGATTTAGGAAGAAAATATTGGAAGAAAAGAAGTTACATTTTCCAAGGTTTTGTGAAAGACGATCCAATCGGTGAAGAAAACACTCCAGAGAATCCAATTAGAAGATTCATAATTGGTCCACAAATATTCCAAATAATTAAAGGAGCATTGATGGATCCAGATATGGAAGACCTTCCAACTGATTCTGTGAACGGTGTTGATTTTAGAATTATCAAAACATCCAAAGGCGGATATGCTGATTATTCAACATCAACATGGTCTAGAAAATCTACTCCATTAACAGAAGAAGAAAACAAAGCGATTGAAAGCAATACTCTTTTCAATCTTAGTGATTTCCTTCCTAAAAAACCTAACGAAGTAGAAGTTAAGGTTATGAAGGAGATGTTTGAAGCATCTGTTGACGGTGAAGCATATGATCAAGATAAATTTGGTCAATACTTTAGACCGGCAGGCTTGTCATCAAGAACTGGCGATCCAGTAACTCCGAAAGCAGAAACTCCAGCACCAGCGGCTGAAGTGAAAGCACAACCAGTTACTGAAACAAAGCAAGAAGCACCAAAGCCAACTGCTGAATCAAGCGGAAAAGCAGAGGACATCTTAGCAATGATAAGAGCAAGACAACAAAAATAATAAGCACATTGTGGGGAGGCAACTCCCCACACAACTTAAAGGTAAAAAATTATGGTAAAGGCATTTGACGTTAGTAAGTTTAGAAAAACTTTAACAAAATCCATCACTGGAATGAGTGCTGGGTTTCATGATCCAACAGATTGGATCTCTACAGGCAATTACGCACTTAACTATTTGGTAAGTGGTGATTTTAACAAAGGTATTCCATTAGGAAAAGTAACTGTATTCGCAGGTGAATCAGGAGCAGGTAAGTCATATATTTGTTCTGGTAACATTGTAAAAGCGGCACAGGATCAAGGTATCTTTGTAGTATTAATTGATTCAGAGAACGCACTAGATGAAACTTGGTTACAAGCATTAAACGTAGACACTGATGAGAAAAAATTATTAAAATTAAACATGAGTATGATTGATGATGTTGCTAAAACAGTATCAACATTTATGGATGATTATAAAGCAATGAGTGACGAAGACCGACCAAAAGTATTATTTGTTATTGATAGTTTGGGTATGTTGTTGACTCCAACTGATGTTGATCAGTTTACAAAAGGTGATATGAAAGGTGACATGGGTAGAAAACCTAAGGCACTTACAGCACTTGTAAGAAACTGTGTTAATATGTTTGGTAGTCATAATGTAGGACTTGTTGCTACAAACCACACATACGCATCGCAAGATATGTTTGATCCAGATGATAAGATATCAGGTGGACAAGGATTTATCTATGCTTCTTCAATTGTAGTAGCAATGAAAAAATTGAAACTAAAAGAAGATGAAGATGGTAACAAAGTTACTGATGTAAGAGGTATCAGAGCCGGCTGTAAAGGTATGAAAACTAGATATGCTAAACCTTTTGAAGGTGTACAAGTTAAGATTCCATATGAAACTGGAATGAATCCTTACTCAGGACTTGTAGATCTTTTTGAGAAAAAAGGTATATTAGTAAAAGACGGTAACAGACTTAAATATGTTGATTCCAAAGGAACGGAAGTCAAAGAATATAGAAAAGTTTGGGAATCAGGTGGAGAATTGTTAGACAATATCATGAAAGATTTTAACAAATTAATGCCTGAAGAAGACAAAGAAACGGTTAACGCAGTTGAGGAATAAATGATTGAAGGAACTCAGGTAGTTGAAATTTGGCAATTTTTTAGAGAATACATGGACAGAAAACAACCTGTCGAAGTTATTGCTGAAAAATTTGTAGATTTAATGGCAGACTATGGTGTTGAAGATGAAGATTTTCAAGATGCCTTAGGAGCAGACGATGATCTAGACAGAGCAATTCAATATTATTTGGATACAGATTCTGAAGAAGAGGACTATTAATGGCTGGGTGGTATCAGAAAATAGCAAAAGATATTGGTGTTATTCCTGATGCCATCAGACATTATGAAAACGAATTAGAACAAGCAAAATCAGAAATAAGAATTAGAGGTAATATTGAAAAAGCGTCAGCAGATATGCCTGGTATTGTTGAACAAAGATTTAACCAACTGCAAGAAATCGAAGCAATTCTTCAATACATGAACATAGAATTAAGAAGATTACGCTCAAAACATTTCAAAAAATATTTAGAAAATTATCAAAGAGCACTATCAAGCAGAGATGTTGAAAAATATGTAGACGGTGAGTCTGATGTGGTTGATTATGAAAAAATTATCAATGAATTCGCTCTGTTAAGAAATAAATGGTTAGGTATTACTAAAGGACTTGATCAAAAGCAATGGCAAATGACTAACATAGTCAAGTTGAGAGTTGCTGGTATGGAAGACGCTTCTATATAACATATCCCAAAAAAACATTCCAATAAATATTCAAAATGAACTTGAATATCCCATCTTACATAATCACTATGCAGGGAAATACTATCAGCGAAACATTGGCAAAAGATTGTATGGATTCTGCTAAAAAATTTGGATTAAATCCTGAAATATTTCCTGCTGTTCATGGCAATCAGATAGATTCAGCATGGCGTGAACACAATTTAAAAGAATTTAAAATTAATCACCGAATTAAAATATTGAATCAAGGCACGATAGGATGCTTAATATCTCATCTTATTTTATGGAAAAAAAGTATAGCAATTAAGAAACCAATTTTAATTTTTGAACATGATGCTGTCGTAATAAGACCTATACCTTCAACAATTACAGCAAAATTTACAGAAGTTTGTCATCTAGATAGATTAAGTAGACTCACAACAAACTATGACGAAGAAGTACAAGTAGATCGTGGCGAAGATGTCACAATCTTTTTAGACAAGCGTCCACCTGTGTCAGGATTGGAATTGTATAACAAAACAAGCATTAAAGGTAGTCATGGTTACATAATAAAACCCCAAGGTGCACAAAGATTAATAGATTGGGTGTGGGCCTCGGGTGTTCTATCTCCTGATGTTGTGATAAACAGCATTAGTTGTTCTCTGACATATTCAAATACAAGTTATTGTAGAATAAATCCCAAATATTGGAATTCTAAGAAAATGAAAGGTACACATTCTTTTTGTAGACCAACAGAAGAAGAAAAAATAAAAAGGAAAGAGACAAGAAATGCTTTTTGATAAACAAGAAATTAAAGGAGACCTGCCAATAAAAAAATCACACGTGTTATTTTTCAGTTGTGACCCATCATACTGGACTGAACATGGTCAATACTTGGCAAAAAGCACTTTATCGTTGAACAGACAGAATCACATACACGTTCACGTACACATAATTTATGAATATAATCAAACACATAAATTAAAAAACTTAATAGACAACGAAAACATAACATACACCTATGAAATTCATAATAAAGAATTTTATGACCAATTCAAACTCGCAAAAGAGCATCCAATGTTCGGTAGAGGTCCAGAAATTTGTAACACAAAGTCAGATGATGAATTAAAACGAAAAATTTATCTTTCTAGTGCAAGATTTTTTTACTTTGATAAATTTTTTGAAAGATATCAACATGTATTACAACTAGATGCTGACGGACTTGCTAGAGAACGAATACCATTGGAAGAATTTAAAGAGGTCACAACAATACCTGCGGCAATGCGTAAACCTAAAGACCCAAGTGTGTACATTGCAAGTTGTGTCACACCCGGAATAGGTGATCCCGGTGATAAATTTAAAAAAGAATTATCAAGCAGTATGATCGAAGCATTCAAGAAACCAATCTACTGGTTTGTTGACCAACATATTTTGAAAGGACTGTTAGATGCTAGACAATTTGAATCTATACCCTACAAATGGAACAGTTGGGGATTAAAATCAGGCGGTGAAATATTCAGCACAGCAAAAGGCACAAAAAAATATGGTTTTAGATACAAAGCCTTGAAATACGCCTGGTTTAGTGACAAAGAAAAATTAAGATTTCATAAAAATATGGCAAATAATGTAGAGTATCAAAAAATGCAGTTGAAAAAGGCAAAAAGAAAACAGAAAAAATGAAAAATCCAAGAGGTTATATAATACATTTGAAAAATCACGAAAATTCCGTAGAATGGGCCAACCATGCCTTAGTAACTGGCAAAAAACTTAGATGGCAATTGGAATTATACGATGGAGTTGACGGAACAAAAGAAAATCTCCATGACTACGGATTAAAAATTTTCCCGCATAATAAAAAATGTGTAAGATTATTATCTCGTCCAGGCACACAAGGATGTTTTCTAAGTCAATACAAATTATGGAACAAATGTATTGAAGAAAATGAAGAAATTTGTATTTTTGAACATGATGTTGTATTCAAAAAATTATTTTCAATCGAACAAAGTTTTGATCACGTGTTGAAGTTTGAAGGATTTCGTCCAGCAAAACCTATGAATGTTGGACAATGGTGGGAAGGTGCTAGAGCCTACTGCTTAAAGCCACAAGGAGCAAAAAAATTAGTAGATTTTGTCAAAACACAAGGAGCCATGCCAGCAGATTGGTGCCTTAACTCAGGCATACTGGATGTTGTTTTTGATAAATCTAATAAAGTAACATTTGATCAAAAAAAATTCAGTTTCACAAAGGATTTAAAATGAAAAGATTGATATTTCAAGTGAGTGTTGGTACACCTAGTAAGTTATATCAAACTTGTATTCAAAGTGTTGCTGACTATTGTAAAAAATATTCAATCGATCACATTGTACTCACAGAACCTAAACTAAAAATACGTCCAGACTTGAATAGAACCGGCAGAAGCAAACAAGCAGTGGAAAAATTAGGTTATTTGCCTATCTACGAGAAAGAAAATGCTTTTGAATATTTCGATCGATACGATCAGATTGCCATAGTGGACAGCGACATATATATAAAATCCAATGCACCCAATATATTTTTAGACTTACCACAAGAATATGATTTCGGTGGTGTTGCTGAAAGAGAATTGCCATTAACATCCAAATATCAAAACAAAATTACCAAATATTCACGTAGTGCTTTTACAAATCTTAAAGATGTTGACTGGCGTTGGAATAATTTAGGCGCAGAATTTTACAACATGGGTTTGATGGTGATGAATAAATCGTTTGCTAAATATTTGAATGGACAAACTCCTAAAGAATTTATTTCAAGACCTGAATTTAAGGATTTCGTTGATGGCGTTGGATTTTACAAATGGAGCACAGATCAGATGTTGTTAAACTGGTTTGTAAAAAAAGAAAAAATGAAATGTAAAAACATGGACTGGCGTTGGAACTCATTATACACAGCAGTAACTAAAGACAGACAACAAGAAAGTTTCTTCACACACTTCTTTTTAAGAGATCATTTACCTAACCGTGGTGAAAACATAGAAGAATTATTAGGAAAAATATGAAAAATATTATATTACAACATTGGACCGGAGAACTAGGACCTCTAGAATTGGCATCTAAAGCAAATATGGAAAAATATGCCAAACAATGTGGTGCCGAATACGAATTAATTCTAGGCAACCAGTTTCATCCAAAGTTAAATTCATGTTATCAAAAATTAATCATGTTAGACAAAAGATTTGACAAATACCAAGATGTGTTAATGGTAGATTTAGATATGTTTGTAGTAAAAAATGTAAAGGATAATGTATTCAATGTACCAGGAGTTGGATTGAATTCAAAAGTACAAAAAGATATTTTCAAGGCTATGTGTAAAGGTAAAAAATACAGATCAGTAGCGGATAAGAATGGTCCTTTTTGGGGTGGAGCATTTTGGAAATTTAACAATGAACAGAGAAAACAACTGAGAAAATTTATAGTGGATAGTGAATTAAAAATATTTAACAATAATTTCAATGACGAGGGAGCCATTCACAGATTAGCAACTAGAGCCGGCTTAAAACAAATAGATGTGCCAGAAGAATGGTGTTGGGGAAATTGTTTTCCTGGATATGAAAATGCCAAAATGATACATATCAGACACAAGTTCAATTACGCAGGACCAAAAGTTCCTAAATTAGAAGTCTTTCGACAACTACAGAAAGAAGGAATTTTTGAATAACCTTTTTCCTGTTCACCAATAATAGTAGCAGATAAATATTTTCCTACAAGGAGTTTTAATGAAAATATTAATAACCGGAGCCACAGGATACATTGGTGCTCACTATGTTAAGGTTGCGGCAGATCATGGACACGAGATAATTGCTACTGATTTTAATTTTAATCAAAATAATATAGAAAAATATTCATCACAAATTATAGATTGGGACTTCCGCAAACCTTCTCCAATGAAGATATCGGTTGATAAAGTTGTCCATATTGGAGCAATGGGATCGGTTCCTTTATCAGTGAAAAATCCTTGGTTATATTTTGAAACAAATGTAGTTGGTACAAAAAACGTGATTGACTTTGCTGAATGTGATCACTTCATTTATTGCTCTACTGGTTCGGCATTTGATCCTGCCGCGTCACCTTATGCTACAACAAAACATGGCGGTGAATTAATCACAAAACAGTTTAAAGAAAATCACAGTCTTGTACGTTTCTATAATGTGTGTGGTAACAACGGATTTAATAAATTTGATGACAAATATTCTCATCTGATAAGAAAAGCCGCGGCGGTGGCTAACGGTAAGTTTGATACATTAGAAATCTTTGGCACTGATTATGATACTAGAGATGGAACTTGTATTAGGAACTACACTCACGTTGTAGACATTGTTGATTCTTTACAAAAGGTAGTAGAAAATAAGCCGACTGGAGTCGTTGATTGCCTTGGATCACCAGAGGGTGTAAGTGTAAGAGAAGTTGTGGATACTATGTGTAACGTATCAAAGAAAAACCTACATATCGTTGAAAAAGAAAGACGATTAGGTGATATCCCTGTATCAACTGTGCCAGATAAATCAATTTATTTTAAGCAGACCAAGTCAGTTGCTGATATGTGTATAGATGCTTTAGAGCACGAAGTATGAACCCAAATGACTTATTAACACACAAACGATTTGATGTTGTTATCAAATATCTATATGCATCTAATATATCAAGTGAGTTTTATAAAAATGCTTATAACGAACATCTTAGAATTTGGAATGGGTTTTATGAAGGCTCTCCAAGAAAACGTGGGTTCGAAGATTTTGATAAAGCATTTAAATCGATTATTAAT